GTACTTTTTAGAACTATTTATTTCTTCGGATAACGATTAATTTCAGCTTGAATATAATCAGCTGGTACATGACACCTTTCTACTACGGTCCGGCGTTCTTCCATTTCCCGAAAGTTACGTCCTCTAATGATGATGTCCATTTCTTCGCTCCGCTCACGGAGAAACTTCCTAAATGCTTCACCGACAGTTATCGTATCGAAATACCCGTAAAACTTACCGTATTTCCCAAGTTTGAAGCGGGCGATAAATAAAAGAAACTCTGTCAACTTAATGTAGTGATACTGACCAACAAATAATCGTGAAAATTCACTCAGAGCGTCTATATCAGCACTCTCTTTCGTAGAAGAAGCGAAATCAATAGTCAATAGTTGAGTCTTCACCCACAATGAAGAAGAATCGCAGCCATACATTCGCTCAAGATCAGACATTGTAGGAGATTTCTCACTGTAAGCCTTTTCCATATCCGAAAGAATAATCGTTTGAAGCGAAGTGGAATAGGCAGAGGAAAAAGCCTTAAAGGTCGGGTATCTCTGTTTGATGGTCGATAGCAGAACTTCCCTGTTCGATGGCTGCATACTCGTCAAGGAGCATTCTTGCCTTTGCTGCCTTATCAGCATTCCGATTGTTTTGTCCTTGGATTCCTGTTTTTCCATACTTAATGTTTAACCATTCTTGATAATCACGTTCAGTTCCCGTAAATACTACACCAGTCCAACCGGATTCGATTGCCCTCTCAATTTGCCTAATGGCAAACTCTTCTTCAAAATTAGAAAGTTTATTAAGCGAAAGCTGCAACGCATAGTTGAGCTTATTTTTCCACTTCGGAGTATTTCGTAAAGTTTCCCAAGCAGACATGAAAGCTATCGAAGAAAAAGGATAAACTAAAGGCTTTTTATCTCCATCTTTTTTCCGGGACTTCTTTGGCTTTTCGGGTGGGGGGCTCTCGTGCGTACGCGCGAGACTCTCTTCGTTTATAGTTTTAATATCTATAATAGGTGGAATTTGCGTTTCATCCTCAAAATTTGCGGATGATATTGCGGATGTACCTTTCTTATCATCCTCATTTTTTGCGGATGATTCTGCGGATGATATTGCGGATGATTCCGGGACATCATTTGCATTTCCCTCCTTAATATCACCCGCAATATCATCCGTAATTTTTGAGTATGATATTGCGGATGATTCTGCGGGTGATACAATATCATTACTCAATTTTTTGACGAATGAGTAATAACATCCTATACGCTTATCTTTGCTTGTCTCATAGTAAATAAGACCGGAAGCTGCCAAACTATTTCTAGACTTACGTAAAGTATTGTCAGACATATCTAAATTACCGCAAAGTGTATTACTACGAACAAAGAATATATCTTTCCACTTCATCTCATTACAAATCGCCACAAGCTCATGAAATAAGGCTTGGGCGGCTGTTGTAAGGTAGGTGTCATCCCGTACTTTTCGAAGCTTGGATATGAGCTGATAACTATTCATAAACGAAAATATCTATTAGCAGCACATTCATCAAAAGACTTCACACGCTCTATAAGCCGCTTTTGCTTTTGTCTGAAGGCTAAATTATTGTCATACTTATTGTGGCATTCCCGGCACAATCCAACAATATTGAGAGGATTAGTGTAGTGCTCAGGGTATTCCGATTTTGGCACTAAATGGGCAGCATCAGACATCAGCCTGCCACAAATTGCACAATATGGAGATAGGGTTTTCTTTATTTCAGCAACCTGCCTATTCCGCTGTGCCTGCTTTCTGCTTATCTGCTTCATAAAAATAGATTTTAAAGAAAGTTCCCGGATACCAAACCAATGGACACCGGGATAATTTATCTACCATGTTTCATTCTATGGCAATCTTCACACAGCGTTTCAAGACAATACAAGAATTCTAATTCGTGACCAACAATAGAATATCCTGCAATGTCATAGACTTTGTGATGAACCTCCAAATTGTATGTCTTACCACACACCTGACATTTATGCCCATCACGAATTCTAACCTTACGCTTTACCTCTTCCCAATACGGATTATTCCTCAGGCTCTGCCGGTATTTCGTCGGCCTCCCCTTCTTGTGCTTCAGTCTGTTCATCTTCTTTCCTCCATGGGCTTTCTTCAATTGCTACTCTATGCCATTCATGGCGTTGTACAGGAACTACCTCTCCGCTATCTTCATCTAAAAAGTCCTCGATCCAATGTTCTAACCAAACATCCTGACCGTCTTCTTCCCAGACTTCAACAACATTCTCATCCTTGCCAAATTTGCGAAGGTTCTTTCTCGTATCCTTCACATCTATATCAGGTAAATCATAACCAAGTGCTTTAAAGGCTTCCTGATTCATTTCTCCCGAATTAAACAAGTCGTTGTATTCATGCTTTGGTATTTCTTGGACTAATGCCAGCCGAAATGTATCATTTACCCATGAATAATACAGGTAATGCCCCATCACAGGAATACGAAAGGTATCAATCATCTTTAAAGGATAATCCTTAATACCTTTCTTTGCCAAGTTCACAAGGTCTTTGAACTGGGTATGTAAGGCAGAAATCTTTGCCTCAAAGTCTTTCTTCTCTGTATTAAACTTGGCTTTCAAAGATTCGAACTGTGCTTCAAGTTCCGGAATCTGTTCCTCGGCAATCTCACCATAATTCGCACGGATAGTTGAGATTTCATAATCGTCCATCACCCGGTTAGCGATTACGTCTTTCTCTTGAATGGTAACGAAACTCTCAGCAAGCTTCTTCTTTACATCATCCATAGAGACACAATCAGAAAAAATCACTTCGGGAAATTTCACGGTGGCAGGGAGCTTAAATTTAAGTTCCTCCGGTACATAGTCTTTTAAATCAATCATTGTTCTTTGTTTTTTATTAATTTTCAGAAGGGTAAATCATCATCTTGTGTGGTAGTAGTTGGTGCGTTGACAGTATCCAAATTGTTTTCCCTAAAAGGTTTCATGTTCCCAATGAATGGTTTAGCATCCAACACTTCCTTGGTTTCACGTTCTCGATAATCCTTAGAGAAGCTTTGTCGTATTGTATGCGTTTGTCCATACCGACTGACTTCTTTACGCTCATAAACATTAATTCCCAGATAAACCCCTTCAGCTTTCAAGTCTGTCCCTACCTTTACATATAAATCGTTCTCTTGAATAGGGATTACAACACATTTTATTCCGCGAATAGTGGCTATACCAGCCATATCCATCTTTAGTAAATTGATGTTTCCTGTTAGATTCATATTATTCAAAATCATCTATAGCCACCGGATGAAGAAGTTTCTTACTCCAATCAGGAAGCTGCATGTCAATTATACCACGAGCACCATCTTCCGATTTAGCATCATAGCCGGGAAACCACTTCTTATCGAAGCAGTCTTTGACAATGGAAAGTGCATAGTGATATTTGTATTTCCCATTCGCCAGATCATCAGGCGACCAAAAAAGGACGGCCACATCATAAGGCTCGACTGTCTGCAACATAATCATTATGGTTACATTGAAGTTTCGCCCTGTAATGCCACTCATTACTTCTTGGTACATACCTTCTGACAACTCATATTTGAGTTTGGCGCAATCATAATAGAACTTGCCGAGGTCATCGGCTCGTGTGGTCTTGAAAGAAATAACGGCATTTACACCGATGTTTTCTTCTACATTGAAATAATCAGGTCTTACCCTAACATCAAGTCCGGTTTCCTCGTCTCTTCCATAGAAAGATACTTCTGAATAAGCGCCTTTGAGAATCTGAGGGATAATACCACCACCGTACCAATAATAGTTTCTTTTCAAGGCAGTGATAATCATATTCATTTCTTCACTGATGAAAGAATAGCCTAGATCAATAAGCTTTTGTTTCAAATCGTCCCGGTACTCTTTAAGTGCATTGAAATTCCACTTTTCAGAAGGTGATTCACTCTCAGCATTCTTTGCATAATCTTTCTCGTTTTCAAGAAGTCCTTCATAGAAATCGATCATCTGAAGCACACCGTCCTTTGATGCTTGATTACACACCGGCTCCACCTTTACAAGTTCAAACAAACGAGGTTCCAGAAAAGCCATGTGGGCAAATGTGCCTAATTGAAAACAAGGTTTTTGCTTTTCTTCAAAAACTCGCTCCCAGTCATAGTAGAACGAGCGAGGGGTTTTGAGAGCATTTTTCAAATTAGAGGAAGAAATGTGCTTACTTTCAAGATAAGTTTCCATTGAATCACGTTTGACTGTCCCATTTACACTCAAGGATTTCAAATCTATGTTTATAGGCTTCTTATGACTATTTAAGGCTATAAAATCCAAAACTGTTTCTTTTATTGGGTAGTCATCCGGATTATAGGCAGAAGGGTTAAGTTCTTCCCCTTCTGCACAATCGTTCAAATCAAAATCTATCATTCAACTGCTGATAAGTTTATACGTAGAGGTTTTACAGACCAATTATCGGATTGGAAATTATTGGTCTTATTCTTTCTCTTTCCCATGTAAGTGATTTTAAGAGGAACGCCACTTTTGAGCGAGCCATTCTCAATATATTGTTCTAGAATACCAACTAATCTACGAGACCCATTAGTCACAGTCTGTACTATGCCATCCTCTGATCTCTCAAGGAAAGTAGCACAATCCAAATCAATCAGTTCACCAGTTCCAGTAGCACTTAAGACCTTTTGAGGCTTAATTTCTACGAAAAACATTTTCTTAAACTCACCGGCATGTTCCGGCGTCCAGTAGTTGCCGCAAAGATCAACAGGTAATTCCTGAGCATCCTCTAAAGAGGGAAGATCACTTGTACTTAAATCTGCTGCCTGAATCTCAAATGAAGACTCTTGCTCTTTCAATGCTAATTCTTTACTCATAATCGTAAAATTTAAAAANGTTCATACGCTTAACACCATTATCAAAGTCCAACAACAACGGTTTCGGGGCACTCAATGCTACCGTACTCTTTCCCATACCGGCTTGGCCGTAAATCATCATCTTTACGGTGGTAGGGATTACTAATTCATTACTTTTTTTAATAAGGCTCATAATTGTAAATTTAAAGGGTTAATTATATTCTTTGTTCTTTAGAATCAATAGCATAGAGAAACACATCGCAGGCATTCACATCATAAGGAGACATCTTAGTCGGTCCCGTTTTTGTCGCCCGAATTTTATTTTCTCTAATTAATTTTTCAAGCCTATACCGGTCACCTACAAATCCCGCTGCTTGCGACTTATTCAGAGGTATCCTATTTCCGATTCGATAAAGGGTACTTAATTTAGTTTCTGCATTCATTCTGACCTCCTTACTCTTTCAAATGTTTCAATTTTCGTCCTTCGTGCCCTTCTCATATCGCTCTGTTCGTGGTAAAGCGACAAAGAAAAGACACATAATAAACCACAGGCAACGGATGTACGAATGATAGGTGAAAAATCCATTGTGAACTTCACACCGGCTATCCGTTCATAAAGCATGGTTG